TTATTGATTTTTATGATACTGTGCCGAACTGATGCCCAGCAGCACGCCGAGACAGGTATCCACCGCTGTGATCGTTCCCACAATCTGCTCACCGTACGGAAAGCCCCAAATCCCCGCCAGGGCGAAGTACAGCGTGCCCAATGCGGGCAATAAGTACATTGCGATCCATTTCAGTATATCATAAGCTTTGTTTGACAGTTTCATATCTTTATTCTCCTTATTCTTTTATCAATTTTCCTGCTTTCAGCAGGTTGAGCATCTTTGTGTTTTGTTCCGCCGTTCCCCTGTAGCCCGAAATACCGTTCGCTCCTGCGATTTCTTTCCGGTGCGCATAGCTCGAATCCACTTGAATCGCTTTTAACGCGTCCACAATGCTGTTTGTATTCCCGGTGTATTGCGGATAATATTCCACGGCCGGAACACTCTCTGCCGGCTCTTTTCCGCTCAAAATCGCATTTACTCGCGCCTGTACTTCCGCATAGCTGTACGGCGTTTCCTCCGGTATCCGGCGTTTCCGCTCCGCCCCGTTGCCGTACTTGCCGTTGATCACTTCTTTGGCTACTTCGTCCAGACTCTTCTGCGGTGTTTCCGTGTCCGCTTCCGGCTGCTCTTCCTCATATTCCGGTACACCATAGCCGCGAATATACCGCGCGTTTACCGCGATTTCCCGCCGCCCTACCGCGTTATTCAGGTTGCCTTCAATTACCGTGATTTTGCCGTTTTCTGCCTTTTCCACGATCCCTACATGATCCGGCCAGCCCGTATTATCTCCTTTTCCGCTGTCCTGCCAGTCATAAAAGAGAATATCTCCCGCTTTGGGTATGTACGCGTCGTTTTCTTCCCATATACCTTTTTTCTGTAAAAGCTCTATCATTCTTCCGCAGCTGCACTCCGTCGGGATCAGCTCCGTACACCCGCAGGCGATCGCCGCCGATGACACGAACACGGCGCACCACGCGTCGGTATATTTCACTTTATACCCCCGTGCCAGCGGCGTATGGCTGTTGTAAAGATCGATAATCTCCCGGAAGCTGCCGTCCGATTCCTTTTTTCCCAGCCACGCCTTCGCCTGCTCTACAAGTTTCTTTCCTTCCATTTCTTTTTCCTCCTTAATTTGGTTTGTGAAAATCTTCTAAATCAGTCAGCCGGTGATTGATTACCTTGATCTGTTCCTCCACTACCGGCATTCTGCGCGCAAACCCATTGTGCTCCCGCACTTCGCGGGTTAGCTCTGTAATCTTTGTTTCCGTCACAGCTTGGCTGATTCGTATACTATTTTCCGTTTTCTTCGCTGTTGCAATACAGGTGATAACCACTCCTATCAGGGACAAGCCTCCTGTTATGATTGCTGTTATAATTGCTTCGCTCATTCTTCTTTTCCCCTTAAATCCTGTAAATATAGTAGCTGCGATACGTTTTATCTACGTGTATTTTTAACTGATAGCCTTTTTCCCGTACTCTTGCAATCAACTTTTGTGCGTTCATTCTTTGCACCGTTCTTTCACTGAGCTTCAGCAGTTCCCCTAATTTTCGTGCATTGACCCGATGATCCCAATCCTTTTTAAAATGCGGGCAGGTTTCTACCATATATCCCCCATCTTTTAATTCCTTGGCCTGCCACCCCTGAACAGGTGTTCCGTCAAGAATCTTTCGGCACCGATGCGCATACGCGTTCGCGCAGTCAAAGCATATACTGCATGTTTCCATTACATGATCCCCACTACTCTTGTAATTTTGATATAATTCGTTCCCATAGAGACTGTACAGCTGTTATTTATATTAACTATTGCATAGCCACTTTGCCCCGGATCGGGTATGAGCTGCGTATTTGTTACGGTGTACAGGCTTTGCCGCAGATAGGTATCGTTTCCGGCTTCCTGCAATTGCAATGTCAATAAAGCGTCATATGGCGGGTATATCTTTGTATAACCGCCGCGGATTGTATTGTTATCACAATAAAATATTTCAACATAACTGAACCGTGCCAAGCCCTCCGAAAACGTAATCGTTCCGCTGGATCCGTTCAGGTTATCGTACAAAATAACCCTTTCGGGCAGATCATTGGTGCTTGCAAGGCGAATCCATGTTGACCAGCTGCCAGAATAACACCTATAAAAAGTAGAGCCGTTGGTATTATACGGGAAAGCGATCTGCATCCTGTTTGCTGTTATACTTTTATTTCCATCAAATAACGTTTGAATATAATAAGGCACCCCATAACCATTTGGAGCATTTCCGTGCGCAGTCAATATCAAATGTTCTATTGTTATGTTCGGATCGATATTCTCGCTTTCATATTCCGCAAGGCCGTTTCCGATTTTCGCCCCTGCTTTATCGTACATATCTTTATAAAAATAAGAAACCCAATCCACCTCAAGTCCCGACTTTTCCGACACTTTTCCAAAGGCAAGGCTTTTTCCGTCATCATTCCAGTCCATAAAGGTATATCCCGTTGAGGCGCTTGTGCTTCGGGTGGTAGTGTTTATATCATCCGTGGCCGCTATCTCTACGTCATACTGAGATGTTACGTCGGCACCAAACTTTATATAAACGAGAATCCCACAAAACTCATCCACAAACAGCACGAAGCCGACGCTCCTCTCTTCACAAGAAGAGTCGTCGGCTTCTTTTTATGCTCCTATTAGAAGGTTGCCATTGCGGTCATACATAAGGACATGACGCTTTTCAATCTGCCGCTGAAACCTCGCATAATTTTTAGACCTCTTGGAGAGTCCGTCTAGTGTATAAACAAGAACATTGTCCACTCTCCCCTGTTTTGCAGCGTCTCGCATCTGACGAAACCCGTTTGCCTCCAGACAAGGCTTTGAGTTATCAAAAGAGTCCCCTACTACCAGCCATTGCCGGCCTTCCGCATAAGCAAAGAGCTCCTGACGCATTCTTTCCAATTCGTCCCATCCGTCTACCGTACAGCAATAGATCCACGTTCGATTCAGCATGACTGTTTCGGTTCTTGGCAGGACTTCAAGCAGATCCTGCGGAAACATGGAGTCAAACAATCCAGAGAAGTTCCATTCGATTTGCAGCGATCCGTCCTTAAATACATGTATACATTTCACTGTCAGATCAGCCAATTTACGGTCCAATCTTTCAAGAGAAAGGATTTTCCCAATCAATGTCTTTTCAGACATCGCATCCGGAACCTCTGGCATACTCTGCAGCGTTTCATTTAATGCGTCTACTTGCTTCTGGCATTCTGCAACCTTTCGGTTATTCTCCGCCATTCGTGTGGTGTACTCCTGATCGTCAATCTTTCCCTCCAGAAGCTCCTCAAAGCAATCATTCCCTTCCAGAAGAAGTTTGGCGGCAATTTTCTCCTGCTGTTTTATCTTTTCCTGTATCTGTGCCCGTTCGCTTCGCATCACTTCCCTTCTTTTCTCCAGCCTCCGTTCTGAATCGATACAAACCTGGGCGAACTGCTTTAAGGCATTCAACACAACCTCTGCCAGATCGCTTTCCATGATACGGGTTCCCTGGCAATGCAGATCATTGTCCGCCTGTCTCGCGTGGCAAATATAATAAGGGTACTTGGTCTCATGGAAATTCATTGCATAACCACAGTGACCGCATCGGATATTGCCAAGAAAAATCCTGGGGCTTGGTTCTCCCTTTTTGACCTTTGTCCTGGCTCGGGACTTTCTGATGGCAGCCGTCTTATCAAACAAAGCCTGCGTGATGATAAGCGGAAACCGATTGGGAACCACAAACCATTCACTTTCTGGCTGCTTAATTAATTTCCGACTTCCGATTTTAGCGACCTTCGTCTTTCCATAAATGCACTTGCCTGTATAGCGTTCATCCTTCAAAATGTGCATAACAGATGAGCTGGTCCATCTGGTCCCCTTAGTGCTTCCTTTTTCAAACCGCGGTTTAAATCCACAAAATTTTACAAGCCATAAAAGCGGCGTCATTGTGTTTGTCCGGTTGAGCTTCTGTGCAATCTCCTTGGTAGAAGAGCCGGCTGCATACCAACGAAATATCTTTTTTATAACTCCCGCCGCTCCCGGCTCTATCTCCAGATGGTATTTTTCATTCGTGGACTTCAAATACCCATAAAAAGGATAACTGCTATGGTACTTGCCTGCTTCGAACAGCTGTCGTTTCGTCAGTAAGAGCTTCCTTGAAAGTTCTTTGCTGTACATGTCATGCATGATATTGGTAAAACCAACTTCAATGTTCCCTGCAGTAGAAGCAATCGTGGCACTATCGTAATTATCATTGACCGAGATTACACGTACCTGCAGAAACGGAAAGATCTGTTCCAGATAATCGCTGACCATGATATAATCCCTCCCCCATCGGGAGAAATCCTTAATCATGATGCAATTGATTTTATTCTCCTTTACCATCTGCAGGAGCTTCTGCACTCCGGGGCGGTCAAAGCTGGTCCCAGAATAACCATCATCTACAAATTCCAATATCTTTGCACCACTCAGATCTGGATGCTGCTCGATATAATAATCCAGTAGCTTCCGCTGGTTCGATATACTGTTGCTTTCGTCTTTCGCTTCATCCAGGTCACCATCTTCCAGTGACAGGCGAAGGTATTTTGCAATTGTGTATTCATCCGACATCATGTATCTCCGCCTCCAAATCTCCAATCTTTTGCAATAGGTCAGCAAATTCATCCCGATACTTGACCGTGATTTTCAGATTGTGGTCCTTATCAATATCGATGCGCTCCAGCAATGCCTCGCACATCTCCCGGGTTACCGTCCTTGCTCTCGTAAGGGATTTCAATATCTGGACATACGAACTGGATTTCACCATTTCCAGAATTCCTTTTCCCTCGTTCTTTTTCGCTTTTTTCAGCTGGGCACGTAAAGATTCCATCTGCTTCTCGCGTTTGGCCTTGGAAAAAAGATAATCGCTCTCACTCAATGAGCCAAGCACATAACATTCGAACGCATCTTTCAGTAAATACTCTTCCCGGTCAAGAGCTGCCTCCAGGTCATGTATGGTATCTTTTCTGCTCCTGCCGTTTAGTCCTTCCAGATGAAACAGCGAAGCACTATTTGCACGCCTCTCAATTTCCCCTGCCAGCCGTGCCTGCGACTTGATGAATTCCAAAACAACCGTTTTGATTTTATCTTCCCGCATACCAGCTTTATGGGAACAATACTTCTCGTGATGGTCCCGATAGGTAGGGCAGTGATAATACCGCATTTCTTTCCCATTGGCTAATTTGGATTTCTCCGCATATAAGGGCCTTCCGCATTCTGCGCAGTACAGGAAGCCTCTGAACAGATTCTCTGTTTTTGCCTTTTGCTTTTTGGATGACCGTTTGGACACTTTCTTTACTCCTTGCACCGAATCGAACTGCTCCTGGGTTATGATCGCTTCATTGACATTTGGCACAAAAAGCTGGTCTTTCTTATCCACCTTGCGCTTTTGGATTCCCTGATACAGCCGAGCTTCCGTTTTATGCACAACCATGTGTCCAAGATAAGCCGGATTTTCAAGTATCCGATAGACCGCCACCGACGTCCAATGATTCTCCGGCATTGGTTTCTTCCGGATCCCAACTTTGATTGCGTATTGCCTTGGCGTCAAATACCCTTTTTCGTCCAACAGGCGGGCAATAGCACGTACCGGTATTCTCTGTTGCCGAAGGTTAAAAATTTCTCTCACCACATCTGCCGTTTCCGGATTGATCACATATGGATGCTTTTTGTCTCCTGATAGCAGATAGCCGTAAGGAGCGTATTTTACATTGAATTCGCCGTTTGCACGCTTTGCGTCAAACGCGGAGCAGATACGCTTGGATTTATCCTTTGCGTAGGCTTCGTTCATCAGATTCTTCAGGTTGACCATCAGCGTATCTCTGGCATTCGGCCTGATGTTATCGAAATCTTCGAGGACGGATATGAACCGCGTTCCCATAAAAGGAAATATTTTTTCGATGTATTCTCCGGTCTGTACATAGTCCCTGCCAAACCGGGACAGGTCTTTTACCAGAATGCAGTTGATGGCACCATGACGCAGATCATCCATCATCATAGAAAAACCAGGACGATCAAACTTCGTCCCGGTCTCACCGTTGTCTCTGTATATTTTCGTCAATATGAGTTCGGGATGCTGTTCCAGATACCGCATCAAAAACTGTTCCTGATGAAGCAGGCTCTCGCTTTCTTTTCCAAGGCCCCCATCTTCCACAGACAGGCGAACATACACTCCTGTCAGATAGACTTTCGCAATATTCGGATTTCCTGCCACAGGATTAGGAGCTTCGTTTGTTCTCTGCTGGTTCCAGTTCATGTTCTGCCTCCTTCGTCTTAAAATTATCGATATACTCTTTTGCGATATCAAACTGGTTCTGATAGGCAAACCGTACCGTAATGTTCTTTCCTTCCCCTACTTCGACCCGTTCAATCAAAGAAAGCAGAAGGGGGCGGTTCAGGTTTTTAATGCCGCGGTTTTTCTTGAACAACCGGACCCACTCATTGCGTGAGGCGCCGGCTGTGAGAACCGCCTGCAGCTCTTCCCGTCGTTTAGAAATCGCCGCTTCCAGGTCGTCGCACTTTTTAGAATAGATTTCCGTATACTCCAGATACGTCTTCTGATCAATGATTTTTTCGCCATACTTCTCAAACACCATCCGCTTAAACCGCCGGTTCTTCTCCAGTTCTGCTTCCAACGCTTTGATATGACGGTCAATCGTCCGGGAAGCTCCCTGCCTTTCCGGTAAGGTATCCAGATAATGCAGCATGTCGTCTATCTCTACGACAGCTTCCACATGGTTTCTGATAACCGGAAGAAGGATTTTCAGAATCGTATCTTCGCTGATGTTGTGAGGGGTACATTCGTTCTTGTCTTTCCGGTTGGACGCACAGTTGTAGTAAACATACTTTTTTCCCTTGCTGTAGACATTCCGCCGGACCATAGCCTGGTGACAATCGGCGCAAAAGAGAATACCATTCAGAAGATAACTGGTTTCTGCCTGAGGATTCCGTCTCATTTCCACGTCCATAGTCCGTTGAATCGTATCAAACTCCACCTTGGAAAGAATCGCTTCATGGGCATTTTCATATTGGCTCCAGCTATCCTTGGCAGCCAGAAACGGACGCTTGACCTTATAATTGGGCCGGTAAGTCTTCCCAAGCTCCAGGCAGCCTGTGTAAACACGATTGCGCAGGATCCTGCTGACCGCCATTTTAGTCCATTTGCAGACAACTTTTTTTCGTGGCCCGCATTTATAGTTCGGACTAATGCTTCTCTTATATTCCGCCGGACACAAAACCTGCTGTTCATTCAGTTTGTCCGCGATCTGTTGAAGACTCAGCCCAAACAGCTTGGCGGCAGCGATGCTCTGAATCACACCGGCGACATTCTCATCCACCAGCAACTTTTTGGAGCCTTTCTCTCTCCTGTAGCCGTAAACGGCAAAGGCACAGGTCGGCATTCCATTGCGCTTCTTGTAATCATAGAAGCTCCTCATTTTAATGGATACATCCCGGCTGTATGCGTCGTTAAAGAGATTTTTAATGGGGACGTACAGATTGTTGGTCTGATAGTCCGCTTTCAGGCTGTCGTAATTATCGTTGATGGCAATAAACCGCACGTTCAGGAAAGGAAATATCTGTTGAAGGTATTTCCCTGATTCCACGAAATTTCGTGCAAACCGGGACAGATCCTTGACGATAACGCAGTTTACCTTTCCGTCGCGGATGAGCTCCATCATTTCCTGAAACCCTGGACGATCAAAATTCACTCCGGAATATCCATCGTCAACCTTCTCTCCAATCAGCTTAATATCCGCCTGCCGTTTGACATAATCTTCTATCAATATCCGTTGATTTCGGATGCTGTTGCTTTCTGCTTCGTCGCCATCTTCCTTTGACAGGCGCAGGTAGGCAATCGCTTTGTAAAGTACCTTCAAACTCATAAACTCTCCTTTCCGGCACCTTACAGCTACATTGCCAGGCGCCTATATCAATGAATTAAAATAGTCTTCCAGGCAGTCCTCCAGCGTCCTGTCCGTTTCTGAAAAGGATACGCGGACGATATGGCTACCGCAGCGAAACCGATATGGGTTTTTAATCTGTTCCAGGAATGAACGGAGTTTTTCTTCTTTTGAACTTTTGGGATCAATCCTAACGTCTCGTATATCCGCAAGTTCCTCCGTATCAGTGACTGGAACCTCTTGATGATTCATCTTATCCAGGTCGTCATTGGCAACTTTACGCATAACAACCTCCTTTTGCCGGGCCTTGCCCAGCGATACATTAATGCATTAAACTCCTCCTTTTTCTTTCCATAAAATACACCGACAATATGTGCCGGAAACCATTCTATTTCAAGAAAAAAGATGCCCGGCAAGTCTTGCCGGGCACCTCTCTTATTTCTCATATTCCTTAAACTTTTCAAAAATTGCCTGTAACACTTTATCCATTTCATTCGGTTCTGTCGTTGCCTCTGCGGACAACACTTTGATGTTTTCTTTTCTCATGTCATCCTCAAATTTAATAAGGCTGTCGTAATCCCGGGTGAAACGGTCCATACTACAGGTCACGATCATTGTAGCTTCCCTCTGTTTCGCTTCTTCAGCAAGAGGAGGGAGAAAAGAAATCGCTTTTTCTCCACCGCCTACACAAGTCTTTGTCCCGACGATTTCATAGCCTTTCTGACGGCAGAACTCCTCGACTGCCTGCAGTTGAAGGTCCAAACTTGCCTCCGCCATCTGCCCTATGTTGCCGACTCTTGCATACATCAACACCTTTTCTGACATTAAAATTTCCTCCTTTTCTTGCACTTTGAGGCATCAGCAATATATGCTAACGCCCTTGTTATCTCTGATCTCCTCTCAGGATGTTTTGAGGCCATCTATCTCTTCTTTTACTGCGAAAATCATTTTTATATTTGTTCCTTCCACCTTTTTCCCCAATCTTAGGGCATTGGCCGTAGCCTCTTTTGGTGTTCGCCATATCGCCGGCTATAAGCCGTTCCCTTTGTTTGGTTTCTCCGGCAAAGGGATTCAGGAAAGGGGGCTCCGTTTCGCCTCTGCTTACAACGGGGACCGTTCCGATCACCCCATACCTGTTCTGGCGCAAAAGCTGTCTGATATCCGGCTCCCGGCTCTTTACGTCTTTCTCAGACAACTGCTCCTTATTGCCGACCCTTAAATACAAGACAGCTTTGAAAACCTTTTTCTCCATGGTGATACCTCCCGTCAGTTTGATGTTCCCGAGTCCAAATACAGTAAATGTGTTGCCAGCATTTGGTACTGATACGGCGGCTCCGCATTTTCAGGCCATCGGTATTGCTTGTCCGGTATGACAAGCCGCAGTACCGGTTCTCCCATAGAATCCGTCATCTGACGAATCTGAACATCGTAGTTTTTAAGCAATCCCTTTACCAGATCTCCATTTCGGAAAATTTCTCCAGCCTGGACCCGGTATCCCATCGTATTGAGGAGATAACCGATATTCCTCGGACCGTAATCAATCACAACCTGAAATTCCAAATGCCCATAACGGTTCATACCATGGGTATGGGCATCGCAGATATATTCGGGAAATGATTTCTCTACCCTCCCCTCACGAATGCAGGGCGCACTGTTGGAAACATAATGAATCTCCCAATCCTGTCTTTCTCTATCCATATATATGACCATTCCTTTCCGCTGCGCTGCAAGGCACCAAAGAGAATGAAACAAAGTGCCTCTAACGCAGCAAGTCGTAATTTGTTAGAATATACTTGAGGAAGCAGGCACACTACAGAGCACGTGGAGGTGAGTAGGCTCAGCTCTTGCTGGACTGAATATATATGTGTGCCGGACGCTCTTTCAAGCACCAATGAATAGGGCTTTGCACCCTGTAACCTTATCTTTGGAGAGACGGACTACTTCAATCTTTCAGTGAGCGTCCAGTCCCTGCCTGTTCCCTCAAATACTGTTTCGAGGGGATGTGTTATGCTTAAAATCGTATACCGTGTCTGCTGCGGGATGGATGTCCACAAGTCCTTTGTCGTTGCCTGTATCGCTTCTACTAATGAGCAGGGCGTGACAACCTACAAGAGCAAGCGGTTTTCCACCTTTACCGGAGATTTGCGGCGGTGTGCAGCTTGGCTTTCTGAGAACAACTGCAAGGATGTGTGCATGGAATCTACAGGGAAGTATTGGATTCCCATTTACAATATTCTGGAACGCACCTGCAATATCGTTCTTGCTCACCCAAAATATGTCAAAGCCATCCGGGGCAAGAAGACTGACAAACGGGACGCTAAATGGATTGCCGACATCTTCAAGCACGACCTGGTTGCCGGAAGCTTTATCCCTCCGGCAGACATTCGCCAGCTTCGGGATTTATTCCGTTACCGCTGGAAGCTCACCAACTTTGCCACTGGCGAGAAAAACCGGGCGCAGAACTGCCTGACTGTCTCCAACTTTAAATTGGATGATGTGTTCTCGGATGTGTTCGGCAAGGCAGCCTCCGCAATCACTGCTCGTATTCTGAAAAATCCATCGGAGAAAATCACGGATGTTTCCGGTTTTCGCACGAAACGCATGAAAGCGACTGACGAAGAAATCCTTGCCGCCGTGGACGGAGAGATGTGTGCTGAACAGGCTGAAAAGCTCCGCATCATCCGTTCCCACATGGACAGCCTTGAACTGTGCAAGCTCAATCTGGAATCCCTGATTCTGTCCACTGCTGAGAAATATCTTCCTCAACTTAACCTTGTTATGACGGCTCCGGGTATCCAATCCTTTGCCGCTATTGGCATCATTTCTGAAATCGGAGTGGATATGTCCGTGTTCCCCACCTCGAAGCATCTTTGCTCCTGGGCTGGTCTTACGCCGCAGAACAACGAGAGTGCCGGGAAGAAGAAAACCACCAGAATCAGCCGGGCAGGTGCTTACATCAAGCCGCTGCTCGTTCAGTGCGCTCTATGCGCCGTTCGAGCCATACAGTTCCCGGAAGTCCGAAATCGCTACCTCGCCCTCAAAAAACGTCGTGGGCACAAGAAAGCCATCATCGCCATTGCCAGGATGCTCCTTACAGCTATCTACAATATGCTCAAGAAGAATGAACCCTACAACCCTGAACTCTACCGCGTGGGCGACCGGCCACCTGCACACCGGGAAGTTTCCGTGGAAGAAGCCGTCTTCATTCTCCAACGGCAAGGTTATCTGGTGACCACTCCACCTACTACTTAGACTTTAACCTTATTTTCATTTTTCGCCCGCTCTTAGGGGGCTTGGTTTTGTACGCTCTTTTTCGGTATGGTACTTAAATTACTGTGTTTCAACCTTAACCTCCTCAAATAAGGCAAGCTGAACAATGCGGTCAGCTTCCAAAGCATCAATTTCTCCGGTATCTATCCCCTGTCCACAGATCACAGCTGAATGTTCCTGCAGGTATTTCTGGAGTCCGGATAACAACTTTTCCCGCGTCAGCTCGTATCGTTTCCCATCTTCCATATCATGGAGAATAAGGATGCCTCCCCGGCTGATCTGGTCGCTCGTATATTTGCCAAGATATTCTCCAACTACTTCCACCTTGGAATACCAGTGGGTAATCCCGCCATCAAGGGCCATTGACAGGATAAAGTCGATATCCTCGTCCGTTATCTCTAATTTATTGACGATATCTAACTCATAGCCGTTTTGTTTCCTTGGAATTTCAGAACTGGAGGCAAGCAGCCTGACCGCATACCATTCTTCCACCGGTTTTTCCTCTTCAAAGATGTCCGCCAGCGCCTCTTCCCGGCCGCAATCCGAACAGATATACACATCCCAATGTCGGCTTAATGCGTTTTCGCCATTGTCGTTCTCCATTTCTCCGCCGCAGCGTGGGCACGGTGGTTTCAGAACACCGCTGTTCTGTATCACCCTGTAAGCCCTCAAATATTCTCTGATATCCATTTTATACGTTCCTTTCAATCGCCATTTTCCAGGTTCAGATAAGTCGGTGAGATCTCATCATCAGTCACAACCGAAAAATACTTTTGAAAGATCTCATCCAGTTTTTCTTCCGTCAGCCGTAAATCGGTTTCACTCATCCGCCATGGATAGGAGGGCATATACAAAAGATAATTCCATGCGTTAAGATCATCGCAGGGAACTAAATCGATTCCCTCCGCTTCTTTAATCACCAGCCGCATTAGTGATGCTAATTGGTAATCATACTCTGTGTCGTATCCCAGATAATCCTCCATCGTCAGTTCTGAGATTTCCTGTTCTTCGAAATAGGCATCCATTTCTGCCTTCAGCTTTGGCGCCATACTTACCAGTTCGCCCAGACTTTCTTCTGATTTGATCTGCAGATTATCCGTGCGGATTCCATATCCGTAATCGTTCCAGTTAGAAATTGACATTTTTTCTCTCTCCTTTTTCTACAGAACTCATATATCGCTGTTTACGGAATCCAGAAGCGAAGAAACAGACCAGCCACAGATGGCAATCAACAAATCATCAACGCTGCCATCTAAAATCGCTTTTGCGGCATAATATCCAATCTTTTCTGGTGATTCATCGTCTGTTTCCACCTGTTCCGTGATCCGCCTGCCAAATGCTTCCGCTTTTTGGGGGTTCTGTAAAACTGCAAGCAACGCTTCCCTTTTTTCTGGAGCGAGATCCTCCTTCTCTGTTCCTTCACTATCCTTCTGCCTTTTGATGTTTTCGCTCAGATTTTCTATCGCTTCTGTAAGTTTGGGAAGCTGATACTCAAAAAAATTTTTTCCATACACTGTCTCATGTAATTGAAGTCCCATAACAAAATCCTCCTATTTTTTAATAACAGTACCTTTCCCAAAGGAATTCCTTATGCAATTTGCTTCACTGTATCCGTCCAGAACGAACTACAGATTCCATAAACATTTGCCACGCTATAGCCTCTGCCGCCGTCCGGCCACGCTGAACTGATAAACTTCAACGGGAGCACTACGTCCTTTTCCAGTTCAATTTCCAGAACCGAACCGGCCCCAGACCAGTTATCGTACAACCCACAGGCCGTATCTTTGGAAAGAACTATATGCCTTAAGTGCTTTCGTTTCTGCACGGCGCTGTACTTTCCGGTCTTTATTTCATCTTTTTCACTTTCAGCTATGGCCTCCTGCAGTTTAAATAACTCTTTTACGGTCATTTTCACAAAGAAGGTCAACGCATTCATATGGCTGGAGCAGTTGAGCACTTCCGTCCGCAGGCTTTCCAGCAATTTGCTGTCACCAAAAATCTGTTTCTTCATCGCCATGCTTAACTGTTTCTTCAAATACCCCTGCTGCCTGGCAAGCCATAGGATGGACGCTTCCTCGGGGATCCGTTCTTCGTAACGCCCGTCATAGTGCGGATACACATCGTTAAGAACATAGTCGTAATTGCCGTCACCGGTATCAACAATGATATCAACACACACTTCCTGTTCCAGATAATGATCCGAAGGCAACTCTACAGAAAGATTTTCCCGAATCCACTCCTCAATAAATTCCTCGTTCTCTTCATAGGAATGGCATTTGGAACACCAATTCTTCCGCACTGCGGCAATTACGTTGTCCTCTTCGTCCCATACCGACTCCCGATACCACTCGTCAAGCGATTCCCAGAATGCGTCCCACGGTTTTTCCGATCGGCACCATTGAATAATGATATCTGTTCCGGCCTCGTCCCGGTAATCGGCATAAATTTCCGTCACAAAGCATTCCTCTTCATCCCGGTAACTGCAGTAGGTATGCTGTCTGATCAAGCGCTTAATCTCAGAAATCACTTTCTCTTCCGTTGATTCCACCATTTTACCTCCTGTTTCATGTTCTCCGTATTAGCACGCTCCGGATATCCGCAGGGTGCGTTTCGCCTTATCGTTTCTCTGGAATTACTGCATACGAGACCATTTGGACCTTCTTGATGAATGGATTGGCCTCTATGGTTGCAAGAATGTCTAAATCCGCATTCTTTTCCAGGCAGATATGGACACCGGGATAGTTTCTATCCTTTTTCGGAACCGTAATGATTGACCCGATAGGAGTAGATACCGTCAGCCGCTCAGATATGCAGTTCAGCATATCCAGGGTATTTTTCAATTCTCTGACAGCACCTTCCCAGGTCTGCACATCGCCATCCGGCCAGTTATAACCATTCTCCCATGGGATCTTTCCCTTTTTCATGTCCAACGACTTCTGGTACCAGTCCTTTCTGGCATAAAGGGATCTTCTGAATTCTTCCTTTGTCATCTTCTCACGCTCCTAGATTTCCATGAATTGAATACTCGTGCATTCTGGCGGTATTTCACATAGGATAAATTTCTCTCCGTCTGTCACGATTGCTACTCGCAGTATCCCGTCCACTGCATGAAGCTTTAACAGATGCAGATCTTCAAAATTACACCACCAATACTCTTTGCACATTTGCACCTCTTTCGCCAGCTGCCTCGTTAAAGAAGAAATTTTCATGCCTAGCTGCGGAGATATTCCAAGCACTCTCCGGTATTCCGGAACATCATAAACCCTCTTGGACAGCAGAGTCTGGACGCCCTCCTTGCTATGAGAGATGAATGGCCACAGAAGCTCTTCCTGGAACCGCTGAATAAACTCCAGTTCTTCCCTGTCAGTGACTTTGCGGTTGCAATCCTTTCGAGCTTCCTCCAGTTTCCCGCCAGAGGAAAACTCCAAAGAAATAAATGGAGTATCCGGTTCCGATGCTTTCCGCATTGCGAAAAGATAATCCTTCCCCTTGGCATAGCGGTCAATGGCATAATAGGCAATTGCATGGTGCAACAGCTCCCCCTCCCGTTCGATTTCAGCCATATCTTGAAACGGGCGGATCAAATAGTTCTCTCCTTCCAGTCCCAGATTCTGATGCGCTTTTGTAAGCTCATCAACCTTTTTCCGTTCTTCATCCATGTCTTTGAATCTCATTTGAATTCCTCCTTTGCTTTTTAATGGATGCGCAGGAAGAATAGTTAGAGTGGATTTATATTGCAAGAAAAAAATGGAGCAACAAGACTGTCGCTCCATTTTTTCATCTCTTTAAAGATCCCGTTTAAGCATTTGCATCTTCGCCCTTTTCTCCATATTCTATTTTCCGGTGTCTGTAAAGATCTTTTCTGGAATACTTATTCCTGCTGCAATTCCAGCAGCAATCCATATCCCGATCTGCGTATTCGTTCAGGCAACCTGTACAGCCAATGCCGTCCGCAGTCAGATCAAAGTTATCCGCAAGGACCGGCGGCAAAGGGGATGCATATTCTATGTACCCCCCATGCCTTCCGGCCAATTTCCTCACAGTAGGTTGAGAAACTGTAATTGTGAACCTCTAAGACCTCATTTCCCTGTAGTTCCGGATAAGTACCTAGAGCAATCGGTCTCCCTATTCTGTAATATCGCACTCTCATTCCTCCTCGTAGTGAATGGGTTCGACAAATCCCCCGGTGTAGCCTAAGAGCCTTATTCTATTGCTTTTCTACTACAAACTTTCCGCCGCAAATGCGGCATCTAAACTGCTCAGGGTGCAGAACGACCTTGCTGGCCTTTTGCCTGTAAACAGAACTGCCGCATTTGGTACAGGTAATTTTATAGTTCTTATGGTACGTTCTTGCAGTCTTTTCAAAGCCTTTTTCCTCTTCGGTAGTAGCACGCTTTATATGATACTGCGGATAAGCCCGGTTTACTTTTTCTGCCAGCGCTTTCCACTTTCCCGTATGCTTTAAGCAGCCTTCTACCGTGTGAAGCAATTCATGGATAATGGTGTCCTTTGCCGCAGTGTCTGAAACCTGGTCGGCCAGAAGCCGGACTGAGATATTGATGTCAAATACGTCCGAAGAAACTACCTTGCATTGTCCCCACCGGCGTTGTGACCGGGTATTGACCGTCCAATTCCTGACGGTACGGTATTCAATGCCAAGCGCGTCCAGCTCCTCTTTACACTCACGTACAAGCTTCCATAAATCCTTCATTTTTCAATCACCATCCTCTTCCGCAAATAGGTCATTGAGATAACCGTAACCAAGTTCCGTAAGATCCTCTGCTGTCAATCCCATCTCGGAGAGCCATACGGCACACTCGCTTTCCGAGCATCGCCCTTCCAGTTCATCATCAATGATGTTCTTAAGCACGTCTGTATAATCTCTGTTCCTGTTCAAATCGTCAATCCTCCTGTAACTTTTTCTGTAGCCTAAAAACCGTTCCATATGAGGCGTCCATTCAAGGCAAAACACTCTGCGTCGTTGCAATCCTGCGGTGTCAGTTCTCCCAGGCGTTTCCTGCTGCGTGAAATAAACAATTCGGAATTCACGGGAGGTTTGGGAGAGTTGTCCCGAAGCAGATTATCCACCTCCACCAGCTTTTGGTAGCTTTCCTGCTCGTGCAATTTCAAATACTGAAAAAAATAGTTTCTGTGAAAAGGACAAAAACAGCACGCGGACGCTTTTGTATCCAGCCCCCATACATCTTTGATGTAAGCGTAGTTGTTTCTGCGCTCCAGTTGCATGTCCACCAAAGGAAACCTGTTGACAAACATGGGGTTGGGATTCTCTTTGCAGCGCTGCTTCTCCTCCGCGCTAAATCCCATGTGCATTTCATGGGCCTTCTTATCCTCCTCTTTCAGCCTTTGCCCTTTCCTGTAGCCCAAGAGTTCCCAGCGCACATATTTGGAGATCAAATCAACCTTGTAATCCAGCGTGCAGTTTCTCGGCATCTTGGATTTATGCCCATCATCGCTCAATGTCCACCATGGAATACTGACAACCCGCCGTTTTCCAAAATCCCTCATCAGGTCCTGGTATAGCGGGGCGTCAAGGCTGGTATAAAAAATCCCTACAGAACGGCACTTCTGCCCTACAAAATCTGCCTGCGCCTGTACCCATGGCGGCTCAAAGCCAAGGTCACAGATAATCACTGCGTCATAAACCGGGACTTTGGGGAACGGGACCGGCCGCCCTAATGTTTGTGCAATCGCATTGTCACAGCTCATGAGCGCCAATGCAGTCGACTGCATGCCGGCGCCAAAGGATAAAATCTTCATTGTCCCAGCCCCCTTCCTTTTTTCATTCGTTCCTCCCAAAATGGGATATAGGCAAAGGGGATGTCGTACCAGTACCCTTCCCCCGCAATATTGGAACGAAATACTTCCGGCATTCCTTTTAAGCTGTTCCTCTGGATATAGCCCTGGATAATCTCTTTGGTTTTTCTTGTGACCCGCACATATAGATCGCTGTAGTGATTGCCTATATCTGTCTGCGGGACCCCTTGGTCAAGCAGCGTCTGGTATAATGATTTTTCTTCCATCTTTTTTCCTTTCCGAAAAGCAGGGGCAGGCCCCGAAAGGCCCGCCCGCTGATTTAAGCTGTTTTTCCCACCGGAGGCTTAATGAGATACTTCATATCATAGTTGGTATAAAGCTTCCCATTTTTTTCTTTCTTCCGGATAATTACAATGCAGGCGATAAACTTTCCCTTTACATCGTCGGTCATCGCCTTCATATCCGGCGTGTCCTGTCCCGCCTGCGGCGCCCATGCGGCGACCGAAATCAGGTCTGAGGCCCGATCCATTGTGTCTTTCTTGAACAAAAGCATGTTGCAGTCGCCTTTGTCTTTCACATCAATCACATAGCCCTGGATCAGACCAAGAGCGCGTTCATCTTTTAGTTCGTATGGATTTATCATCGTTTCCCTGCCTTTCCATATCATCTTCTCCATATCAGAAAACCTGATGAATCAAAAAATAGCTGTCTTCCGCAAACGGATCCTCTCCTATGGGGACCACTCCGTATTCACTGCCGCCTTCCTTTCTGGCCGTATGGTCCCTTGTGGTATCCAGGCTCCACCACTGGCCGTCAAAAAACACCCGGTTCCATGCGTGGCGGAAGGCCGGCTCGCCCTGATAAGTTCCGTCCAATACATAGCAAGGGATTCCCTGGCTCCGGCACATAGCCGCAAACAGACAGGCGTAATCAAAGCACACGCCTTTCCTGCTCTGCATCACTTTCCCTACATGGAATGTCTGGTAAAACAGAACCTCGCTTTCTTCGTCGTAGGAGATATTCTGGATGATCCAGTTTCGGAAGACCGTCACCCTTTCCGCGTCCGACGAACAGCCTTCCGCAAGCTCGCAGCAAAATCTTTCGAAGTTGTCATCCCATTGGATGGTCGCGCCATTGCCTGTGCCGGTCTTCACAACTGAAAAGGAATCCATCATCAAAAGTACAGCAGCCATCAATCCCAAAATCAGCAGGCAGGCCTGCACCGTCTTGCGCATGATTCCTCCTATAAAAGATTTGTCAAAATGTAATCCGTATAATGTTCTTTCTGGCCGTCCCTTTCCTCTTTTCTGCTTTCCACGCAGTACTCAACCAAAACCGGGTCGCCGATGTTCCTTCTGCCGGCGATAAACTTCAGTTCATCCCCTTTCAATACAAAGCGGTGATAGCGGCGCAGCTCCCTGCCTGAATCATGAAGAACCGTTTCACAGACGAGAATACTCCACAGATCCTCATTGCTGCTGTAGATCTTCTGAAGTCCCGCCATCGTTCCCTGTAAAAATCCTTTGTTCAGATACGGCACACTGACCTTTTCGTCTCCAATGACCGAGCCGAAAACAGCATGGTCCGCCGTCCGGTTATGGAAGAAACGGGACACTCCGTTTTCGTCCCTTTTCCCATTGGTCGTTAAATGGTACTGGACATATACGATCTGACCGTCTCTTCCATTTTCCCGAAACGATTCCGCCAACTCATCATAGGCGACAAACTGGATAAAATGCAGTTTCCTGCGGTTTGTTCCCGGTTCCCGTTTCTCCGCTTTTACCTTGATGGTAAGCAGAGCCAAATTACTTCGCGGCGAGTAGATATCGCCGACCAGGATTCCCTGAAGGTGTCCGATATTGATGTTTGTGCTTACGAATGCCATAAATAATACCTCTCTTTGAACTAATTTTTCAAAAAGGTGTTTCAGGGAATCCGAAGCCGGCGAACACATCACATAGTCTCTTTAAACCTCACGAATGATGTAAATCTCCCTGGTTGGGCCATCATCTTCGTCTTCATCATCATAATCGTTGTCTTCATCATCCTCGTCCTCGTCCAATTCATCTTCATCCCCGCAGGAAGGCTCGGAATACTCATATTGCACTCCGGAAATGTCAGGGATAATCTGACTGTCCGAACCAAGGGCCGCGCCGATTACACCATGTGCGCCGAGCATGACTGACCTCAGAATATATTGATAAATATCCTCAAAGGAAATAGCACGCTGGGCGACATAACCGCTGTTTTTTAAGACCGCCTCCACTGCCTGGTGGATATTGTCCATAAGAGCTGTCACCGTTTCATCCAAAGCATGTTGCAGCTTTTCAAATTCTTCCGGCCTCATAGCAAGAATCTGGTATTGGCCGCTGCCATAATACTGACACATCGCTCTCGTGGAATTTTGCAGGCTGAGCAAATCCGAAGAGCTTACGATTTTATTGCATTCTCCTCCGGGCATGAGAAGCGTCTCCCCGACAATAGGATGATAGTGGTAGTGTTCTTCCACGTCCTCGGAATGCACCTTTACTCTGCATGCCAGTACATACATCATATCCGGCTTCTGGGTAACTGCTTCCTCCGTTTGGCCCAATCCGCCCATCAGCATTTCCATAGATTCCTTCAGTTCAGGATTCTCCAGGACAATTTGAGCGATTTTTTCAAGAAGTTCGTTTCTGTTCATCATGATCATTCCTTTCTTTTTCAGCTTGTTTGATTCCCGGATATTGCCGCATTGCAGTCGTCCAGCAGCCTGCTCAAGGTTTCATGTTCCTTTGTTGCCTGCTGATAGCCGCTTCTCATCGACATGAGACGATCCCGCAGATATGGAAGTATATCCGTCTCCGTGTTTTTGGTCTCTTCTACCATTTGGGAAATCACATTCCTGTCGGCTCCTATCGTGTACAGAGTACCGATTGTTTTTGCGAAGATGAGATTTTCTCTCGTCATCTTCAGACTCCTGTTCTGCACCTTTTCTTGAATAACCATTCTGAATTCCTCCTTTATTAATTTAAGGTTGCGCCGATACATTAGCTGAGGAGGCCTTTATTTTCAAGAAAAAAGCGTCCTGAAAATTACTCAGGACGCAATCCGTTATTTCCGGTGGATATAAAAATTTTTCGACGGGTCCCGCAGCGGCAGATTAGAAACTGCGTCATCCTCCTGTTCTTGTTCTTGTTCTTCTTCCTCCTCGATATACTGTTCCTCCGCCTCTCCCTCAAATTCCATCATCTCCGGGGCAGGTTCCGTCTCTGGCTGTTCTTCCGGTACTTCTTTTGATGCTGAGGCAGGCGGCCTTGCTTTCTCCTCGTTTTCCTTTTGCACCTGCCACTTGTCACTGGCATCAATCGCCTTCAAAAGCTCCCGCGGCTTCTCCTGGGCCAAATGGAATTCCTGGCCGGAAATCAGGCATAGGGCTTCTTTTACAGCAAGCAGCGTCTCAAAGCATTCCGCCGTACAACTGTTTTTCGCTTCCTCAAACTGCTTCCGGTTGCCCAGATCCGAGCCTATGTGTCTCTGAATACAGTCATAGAATTCCCGGGCAAATCCAACATTTGGGATCTGTTTCAGATTTTCCCCCTTTATCCCGCAAAGAGTGCAAACGAGCGCCGATACCTGCAATGGCTTCATCCCCTTTAATTTTTCCATCAGTTTTTCCGGCCTGCTGCAGGAAACTGTAGGGGTCTTGGGGAAGATTCCTTTTAATGAGAGTATGCACAGGATATGCTGCACATCTGCATTTTCTGCTTTCATATAATTGCGGAGCATCATGATCAGCGAAACCCGTTTCCCCACAGGCAGTTCGGCCAGTGCTTTGTTCAAAGTGGATTGTATGCCGGCGTCAGCTGTATATCCCGATTTTAACATCAGTTCAAAAGACGATATGGCAAAAGAATCCTTGTCCACAATCTTCCCGCCGGTCAGGCGAAGTCTTTTTTGACGAAAATCCTCCAGTCCGCCACAGTTATCATAGATGTCGCTGTTGCTCCGCATCATCATGGAGTGAACAGTCAGGTCTCTCCGTATGCATTCGTCAAAGTTTTCCGGCTCCAGATCGCTGATGCAAAGGATCTCCGCTGCTTGGCCGGACAGCCGCGCAGAAATATTTTCTTCCTTTCCGCTAGCTGCATCCTTAAATCCACATTTTACCAGTATCGTCTTTAGATCTTCTGCCGGCGTATCCGAAAGCAGATGGACAACGCCATCTGCTCTATTCATAGACAAAAGTTCAAACACCGACTCCCGGTACACATAACAAAGCACCCCGTTTTTCTTTAAAAGTTCCAAAGCCGTTAAAAGCTTATCCCGATTCATATATTCCCTCCCTGTGTCTCCTTATATCGTTTTGCAAGAGTTTCCGCCGTATATGTACAAAGGATAAAGGTGCCGTCATCCAACACAACAACGGTTTTGATGGGTTTATGCTTTGTGGCGTCAATCAGTTTGCCGCTTCCGGCCTCTTCCCTGAGCGCGACGATATCTTTTTTGACCCTGGTCGATTCATACGGCAAAATAACCTTGATTTTCTCTATAGGTACATAGTGGTCAAAGCCAAGCTGAAACAAGATCATCCATCCACCTCTTCCTTCTCCCCGCTGCGCAGTGGGGAAAGTATTTTTTCTATCTCCCTCGAGTCCGCTGCCTTCAGAAGTTTCGTCGTCATCATGTTCAGCATAATAACATCCGACCAGAACAGCCGCAGCGAGCCGTAATCCGCTTCTACCTTTTTCATCAGAGCTTTTAGATAACGCTCCGTCCGTTTCCGGGAAATATTTAATGTCCTGGCACACAGCTCCACATCCCATTTGTTTAAAACCACACGGTATGTCTTTCCTTTCACGCCGACACCTCCATCTCTGCTTATGTATGGGGTATCTGCAATCAGATACCCGCCTGTCTTATTCCTTCTTTTCCCTTTGATACAGCTCCAGTCTCTGTTCCTTTGTAAATAACTTGTACTTTTCACGCTTCCCGCTGGGATGCAGGATCATCATCTGGTCGCCTTCAAAGCGATATTCCAGTCCTTTGGGCAGCATGACCTCCTGGATTCCCTTCTGGTACCGGATGCGGATGGCCTCACTTCCTGTTAAAATAGGAATCAGCAGCCGCCCATACCGATAGCCAAACGCATTTTGCGCCATCATCCGGCCGCCGTCCTCCAGGAACTTCATCAGTTCTCCGTGGGTGTGGGGATATTGGAACTGCTTTGTTTTCAGACGTTTCTTTACCTCGTCGTACAGGGAGCGTACCGCATCGCAATCTTCCATGCTCAGATACTCAACATCCTGAACGGTATTCAGAGATTTCCCCGTTATCCAGGCGGCCCAACGGCAGCTCTCATAAATGGTCATCCCGGCCGTGCCGCATAGGTCGAACAGAATCTTTTTGACGTTTTTTCTCTGGTAGTGCAGCTCCCTGTCCGCCATGGTCCCAATCACATTGCCTTCCCTGTTCATGTAGGCATAGGCACCACACTCGCAGGCCCACACATAGCCTTCGTTGTCGTCGTGGTTTTCCCCGAAGAAATCCGCTTTGGCCGTTTTGGACGGAAGGCCGTCGCAATACGGGCAGATATCAGCCGCTGTGTCCGACCGTGTGGTCTGGCTCCTCACTTCCCGTACCAGCTCCACGAAAATCAGATATCCATCCGCTTCATCCGGAAATGCATTTTCCATATCCACCATGCGGTTGAACACATCGTTGAACAGCTTCGCTGCCTCTGTCTTTTCCAGTGCAATGTCGATGCCCGTTTCTTTGCAAAACGCTGGTTCGGAGAGGGCATTTTTGAACGCCTCGTATGCTTCGGAAATAATTTGCTTGCCATAAGTAGCCTTGATCTGTTCCACCGCGTCACACAGCATGGCTTTCGCCTCTGCATAACCTCTCATTTGCTGGGGCTGTTCAAATATCCGCTTTTCAAAATCAGATACTGCAAACAATGCTTCCAGTTCCTTCACCGTCTGATTCATCCGCCCGCTAAGGGTGATCATGCAAAGTAAATTGTTCATTGCCGTTCTCAAATCCCGTTCTGTATCCGTCAT